GAAGGTGGCACAGCTGATGTAACTTTTCCAACAGGTACAGAAGTCACAGACGCTGGAATTGGAACTGTAGAAGATGTACAAATGACTGCCGTGAGTGGTGCAATGACAATTAAAGACACTCCAGCCGATGACGATTTAACATTTTTTCAACTTTATAGAAACGCAGCCGATGGTAGTGACACCTTTACAGGTGATGCACGAGTAATGGGAATTAAATTATTCTATACTACTGACGCTGCTAACGACGCATAAGGAATTTAAAAATGAAAGATGTAAAAACCATAATAGAAGCATTTGGAGCAGGATCCGGTAAGAACACATCAAATATACAAAATCGAAAAGGTAAATCTTTTGGTTATCAAGTCTTAGGATTTGGTTCTGGAGGAATAGCTTTTGCAAATCCTATAGTTGCAACAGGTGGAACAGTAACTGAAGTTGGAAATTATAAAGTTCATGTATTTTCTGGACCCGGTTCTTTTGCAGTAACGTGTGTTCCTGCGTGTCAACCTGGAAACGTTGATTACATCGTCGTTGGCGGTGGCGGAGGAGGATCTAGAACAGGAGCCGGCGGAGGCGCGGGCGGCATGAGATACTCTAACGAATTTATTAAGGACTCTCTTACAAACGCATCAGCTACAGGTTTTCCAGTTGCAGCATGCACAAGCTATCCTATTTCAATAGGTGGCGGTGGAGCAGGTTCTGATCAAGATAGTGTTGAAAGTAATCCAGGAAGCAATACAAGTATGTCCCCTATCACTTCAACAGGTGGTGGAGGAGCTGCAAATTTTCAAACTATGAGTGGTAAAACGGGAGGTTCTGGTGGCGGAGGTGTTATTGGAACCGGTGGTGCTGGAAACTCTGGAGGTTTTACTCCACCTGAAGGAAATCCAGGCGGAGATGGAGGCCCAGGAACGGCTGCTGGCGGAGGCGGCGGAGGTGCCGGTGAACAAGGAGACGATTATCCATCTGGAACTAGAGAAGGTGGTGACGGATTATTTTGGCCAACAGCATCTTTATGTGGAGCATCGGTAGGAGAATCAAATCCAGCAGGTTTTTATTTTGCTGGAGGAGGAGCTGGAGACGCGCCAACAGGCGGTACCGGTACTGGCGGATTAGGCGGCGGAGGATGTGCGGCAAAAGGTCCCCCTGCTCCTGACCCTGCAGCTAAAGCTCAAGGGGATGTAAACACTGGAGGCGGTGGAGCTAAAAGAACTAACACTGGAACTAATACTCAGGGAGGAAGTGGCGTAGTAGTAATAAGATACCAGTTTAAATAATTATGGCACACTTTGCAAAAATATCAGAAGAAAATATAGTTTTAACCGTATTACGTGTTAATGATGAAGACGCTCCAACTGAAGCTGCTGGACAACAACATTTAGAAACACATAATAATTGGCCTGCAAATTTATGGATTCAAACTTCTTATAATACTTGGAAGAATCAACACAAACAAGGTGGTACTCCATTCAGAGGAAACTATGCAACCATAGGTGCTGAGTGGGATTCAAGTAATCAAATTTTTTGGCCAGAAAAAGGTTTTCCTTCGTGGGTTAAAGATATACCAAATGCAAAATGGGTTTCTCCAATAGGAGATGCTCCTGATAATTTAACTGATGAAGAAAAATCAGCAGGTACTTTCTATACATGGAACGAAGTTGGTCAATCTTGGGATAAAACAACCCCATAATTGATCTAGATCAAATCTTTTTAATTATATAGACAATTTTATAAAAATAAGATAAACCGTACTAGGTGTATGGACAAGAAAGTATTATCTGAAATAGCTTTATATTATGGTGATGTAAAAATGCCAGAAGGTTGGGAAGTAAATCCTTTAAATCTTTGTAAACAACTTTTTGAAGCGTTATATCACGAAAAAGATTTTTCTTTTTGTAAAGACTGGGATAAAGTAAATACCTATGTAAGAGAACATATTAGAATTAAATATAATGTAATTCTAGAAAATAAAGACTCTTGGGCTAACGCCTATATTCCAAATGAAAAAACCGAAACATTGAGCCATGTAGATCCTATGAATTTAGATGATTCTGCTGACTTCGTTTTATTATATGGAATAAATACATTAGACTGTAGAATTAAAATAAATTTTGATGACAATAAAAAGAAAGGAAAAGTTTGGAATATAGATTTTAAAAAAAATATGTTTGTAATGTTTCCATCTACTAACACTTACTCTATTGAAAATAATCAAAAAAATTCCTTAAACTTTATACAGACTATAACCTATGAACGCATTTAATTATTGTTGGTATTTTAAATCTGTTGTTCCTCCAAGAATATGTGATTTAATAATTAAACAAGGATTAGCAAAAAAGGAAAGTATGGCTAAGACGGGTGGTTTTGATAATAAAAAATTAACACACTCTGAGATACAAAAAATGAAACGTAAAAGAAACTCTGATATAACATGGTTAGATGAGTTATGGTTATATAGAGAATTACACCCTTACGTTCATAGAGCAAATGAATTAGCTGGTTGGAATTATGAGTGGGATAGAAGTGAATCATGTCAGTTTACTAAATATAAACTTAATCAATATTACGATTGGCACAACGATGGTTGGGCTAAACCATATAATAAACCAAATACTTTAGATCACGGCAAAGTAAGAAAACTTTCTTTAGTTTGTCAATTAACAGATGGTTCAGAGTATGAGGGAGGTGAATTAGAGTTTGATTTTAGAGACTATGATCCTAATATGAGAGACGAATCTAAACATGTAAAACAGGTAACACAAATACTTCCTAAAGGATCTATTGTCGTGTTTCCCTCATTTGCATGGCATAGAGTAAAACCAGTAACGAAAGGAACTAGATATTCATTGGTAATGTGGAGCCTTGGATATCCATTTAAATAATATGGAAGTATTAGAATATTTTAAAACACCGATTTGGTATGAATCCAAACCAGAGTTTGTTAAGTCTTTAAATCAAGCTTCAGATAAATATATTAAAGAAGCTATAAAAAGAAATAAAGATTATATTAAAAAGAATAGTGATTTTGGAATGAGTCATCCCTCAACGCCTTTAACTCAAGACACTAAGTTTATGGATATTAGAAACTATGTTGGACATCAAGCGTGGACTTTTTTAGATAAACAAGGACATGATATGCAACACTATTCTTTAATATTTAGTGAGATGTGGGTACAAGAGTTTGCTAAAAAAGGTGGTGGTCATCAGTCAGCACACGTACATTGGAATCAACACGTATCAGGTTTTTACTTTTTAAAATGTAGTGAAGAAACATCTTACCCAATATTTCATGAACCAAGAACTGGTGCTAGAGCAACAAAACTAAAAATGAAACCTAGTGATCAGATGTTATCTGGTAATGATTTAATTCATTTTAAACCTAAACCAGGCATGTTGATATTATTTCCCGGTTTTTTAGAACACGAGTTTTCTGTAGACCGCGGTAAACATCCATTTAGATTCATACATTTTAATCTTCAAGCTGTACCAAAAGAAATGGCTAAAGATGAATTTTGATAAAAAAATTATAGGCGAAATAAAACAACCTTACTTTTTTTTCAAAGGTAAGTTTGATACAATTGATTCTAAATACTTTATTAAAAAAATAGATGCAGGGTGTGCTTTAAAAGATAATAATTCATTTCAAACTAACGTGATTGGTGGAATGACTAGCTGGAATTATTTTAATAACGATATAGAATTTTTAAAACTTATTTGGCAAATCTTTGATGTAGTAGATAAAGATATTGATACATTTAAATACGTACTACGTGATTCATGGGGCCTAAGAAATGGTTTAAGTCATTATACGAGGGAACATGGGCATAATGGTAATTTTTTTTCAGGAGTTATTTATTTAAATAAACATTCACAGGTGATGAAGTTTCCTGAAATAAATGAAGAAATTAAACCTGAGCCAGGATCTTTTGCTTTCTTTAGTTCTTTTTTAAGACATGGTTGCACTAGACATAGAACAGACTCTGTAAAATATGGCATGAGTTTTAACTGTGCACATACTAACGAATCATTATGAGTTTTAAAAAAGATAAATATTTAGTTATAAGAAAAGCTATTGATAGAGATTTAGCTTTATTTTTAAAAAATTATTTGTGTGTTAAAAAACAAGTGTATGACACTTGTATAAAAGAAAGACAGATATCACCTTTTGAAACTATGCTTGGTTTCTATGAAGCTAAACACCATCAGATTCCTAATACTTATTGTTGTTATTCAGATATTGCTATGGAAACTTTAATGTTAAAAATCCAACCTGTTATGGAAAAAGCAACAGGTTTAAAATTATATCCTGCGTACAGTTATGCAAGAGTATATAAAAAAGGAGACATTCTTAAAAGACACGTAGATAGATTTAGTTGTGAGATATCTACCACCATGAATTTAGGTGGAGATGATTGGCCTATATACTTAGAACCCTCTGGAGCAAAAGGTAAAAAAGGTATAAAAGTAGATTTAAAACCTGGTGATATGTTAGTCTATAAAGGTTGCGACTTAGAACATTGGAGAGAAGAATTTAAAGGCAAAGAGTGTGTGCAAGTTTTTTTACATTATAATGATAGTAAAACACCGGGAGCTAAAGATAATATATATGATAGACGTCCTCACATTGGTCTTCCCGGTTGGATTACAAGACTAGAGCCTAATAAAAAATGATAATAAAGGTTGATAAGTTACCTATTGATTTATTTAAAAAATTAAAAAAGATTATAAAAGATAAATCAAAAGAAGCTAATCACGAGTTGATTGGAAATATAAAAGAAGAATATGATTTAGATAAACACATTCCTATAATTGAACCTTTTTTGTTAAAAACTATCAAGATGGAATCTAAATTACTTAAAATAATTAATGAAAGATATAATTGTAATAGTGTTAATAAACCTTTTAGATTAAAAAATTTGTGGGTTAACTTTCAAAAAAAAAATGAATTTAATCCTATACACAACCATAGTGGAATATTTTCTTTTATAATATTTATAAAGATTCCTTTTTTAATTGAAGATCAATTACGAATGGGTCCTGGTAAAAAAGCTTCACAAAATTTACCTGGTGTTGTGCAGTTTCTAGGGTTTGATCACTTTAACCCATTACTATTACAAAATTTTTTTGTAGATAAAACGTGGGAACAATCAATGTTAATTTTTCCAGCTTCTTATGTCCACTGCGTCTATCCTTTTTATGAAGTAGATGACTATAGAATAACGGTATCAGGGAATATAAAAATAGAAGTATAATCAAAAAAACACCAGCATGGTTTAAAGGCTTTACATTACCTAAATAATAGTTTATAAAATAAGACTGGTGGGGGAAAATGCCACCACAGTTTCCCCT